AGTGCTTATATAGCATATGAGGGTATGGTATTAGCGGTTTTAAGATCTAGAGGTGTATATGTAAATGACATCCTTCAAATGAGTACTGACCAATCAATTAATGGTTTAGTAGCTAATATGGGTGATGCATTAACAAACCCTTTAGCCCAATTTACATTATCGGCCTCTTCAGTTGGTTTAACAGCGGGTACTTTCACTTATGACGTATCTCTTGATACAACAAGTAGGAATTACATTCCTGGAGTATTAGGTGTTGATTGTCATGATAGAGGTAGTTTAGTATATGTTGATGAAATTTATACTAATAACACACAAGATTTAATTGATAATGGATATATTGTTGGATTAAAAGAAGACTTAATTTATTTACCATATAATAGCAATTATAAACAACAATATCAAACACCAGAAACACCATGGGTTGTATCTGAATTACGTGGTAACGTTGTCGTTAAATTATTTAAATTCATCTCAATTTCTGATGGTTCTTCAGCGAATCAAGAAATAAAAATATCTATTCAAAATATTAAGCCTGATACAAAAGAGTTTGATATTATTATTAGACAGTGGGATGATACTGACTCAAGACCATCAATCCTTGAAAGTTACCCAAAATGTAACATGGATCCATCTTCAAACAATTACGTTGCAAGAAGAATTGGTACTGCTGACGGTGAAAATGTATTGAATAGTAGGTTCGTAATGTTAGTTATGAATAATAACGCACCAATCGACGCTTTTACAGCTGGTTTTGAAGGTTATATTGTAAGTAGTTATGTTGGTACCAATGGTACTGCGTTAGCACCTATGATTGACTATAAAATAGAATACTTCCCTGAGAATGAAAGAATTAAAAGGGTATACCTTGGTATTACTGACACTCTAGGTATTGATGAGGATATGTTTAACTGGAAGGGTTTAACAAACGCTGACACATACTATACAGCAACAACTAAAGGTTTCCATATGGATAGTGGCGCTACAATAGCGGGTGATTTTGAATGTGGTATTTATGCATTTAGAAATGACCTTGATATTCAAGGTACTAACTACGAAAGTATTAGTGCAAGAAAATTCACATTTGTTCCATACCTTGGATTTGATGGTTGGGATTGTTACAGAAGGCGTAGAACTAATACTGATAGATATAGAGTTGGTAAGGCTGGTTTCACAACTGGTGTTGCACAAGGACAATTTATTCAATTAGGGCCACAAGACGGTACATCCGATTTATACGCTTATTGGAACGCTATTAATACATATAAAAATTCTGAAGCTGTTAATATTAACGTATTAGCAACACCAGGTATTGATTACGCTGATAATGGTTATCTTGTTAACGAAACAATTGATTTAATTGAAGAAGAGAGAGCTGATTCAGTTTATATTGTAACTTCCCCTGAGAATGTTGAATATGAAACTAATGACCAATTAACTGGTATTGGATTTAATTCTGTTACAATCAATGACGCATCATCACTTGTAGATTTACTAGATGCAGCGGATATCGATTCTAACTACACAGCCACATATTGGCCTTGGGTACAAGAAAGAGATAGTGAAAACTCAGTTAACATTTGGTTACCGCCAACATTAGAAGTTTGTAAAAACATTGCATTAACTGATAATGTTGCTTTCCCTTGGTACGCAGTAGCTGGTTATAATAGAGGTCTTACAAACGCTATTCAAGCTAGAATTAAATTAACTGAAGATGATAGAGATACTTTATATGAAGGACGTATTAACCCAATGGCAACTTTCTCTGATGTAGGTGTTGTAATTTGGGGTAATAAAAACCTACAAGTTAAAGATTCTGTTCTTGATAGATTGAATATTAGAAGATTATTATTACAAGCTCGTAGGTTGATTACAGCAGTGGGTGTTAGATTGTTATTTGAACAAAATGACCAAATTGTTAGAAATCAATTTTTGAACTTAGTAAACCCAATCTTAGATAACATTAGAAAAGAAAGAGGTTTAGCAGACTTTAGAGTACAATTATCTAATGACCCAGAAGAAATCGATAGAAATGAAATGAGAGGTAAGATTTTCTTAAAACCTATCCCATCATTAGAATTTATTATCATCGAGTTCAATGTAACCCCTACTGGAGCATCATTTGATAACATTTAATAAATTATAAAAAGAGCCTATGTAAAAATAGGCTCTTTTGCTAATATAAACATATTTATAATAAAACAAAAAACATGTCAAAAATTGTTAAAAAGAAAGACCTTGATGTACTGATTGAAAGTACCCTTAATAAGGCAGGCATTGAGACACCTAAGAAAAAGGTTGTTACTGAAACTGAGGTTAAGGCTGAAGTTAAGGCTGAAGTTAAGGCTGAAGTTCTTACAGAATCCCCTAAAGAGGTTATTAGTGAAAATCTTAAAAGAGAATTAGCTAATTTTAATAAATTAACAAATTACACTTACAAAAAATAAACTAAAAATATGTCAACTGTAAAAAGATATAGAATCAACAAAGAACAACTTGAAAGAGTAGTTGAAAGCTTTGTTATGGAGGCAGCTTCAATTGAGGGTAAAAAGGCTCCAGTTAAAAACCACATCCCTTCACAAAGTGTTGAGGCTAAAAAACACATTAAAAATAAGATGTCAGGTAAGATGGTAGAAAAAGGTGAAGGTGTTCCTAACCCTGAAAAACCAAAAAAGAAATTACCTCAAGCAGCTGATGCTAAAAAACATATTTCTAAAGCTAAAGTTACACACTCAAACAAAGCCAAAATAGTTAGAGAACACTACAGTAAAGAATTAATGAACGAAGGTGTTGGTGAAATGTGGGACAAACTTATGAAATGGATGGGTCATAGATGGGACCAAAAGAAAGCGGAACAAGCTTGGAACCAAGTTTATGTTAAAAACGCCGAAAAGATGTCAAAAGCGTACGCTAACGGTGATGTTCAAGATTTCAAAAACGCTGTTATGAAATTTATGAAAGCTAACGCTGGATTACCTATCCTTGATGGAGGAGGTAAAAATGCTGAATGGAATGATGAAGAAAAAGAATTCAAACGTTTAAGTAGTAAACTTGGCGGACCAGGTGGTGTAGTAGGTGGATAATTAAAAATTTAATATACATAAAAAAACCCTAACAATAATGTTAGGGTTTTTTGTTTTATTACTTTTTAATTGTTTTTTGTAAAGGTTTAATAACTTCGTCGATAATTCCGTAAGCTAAAGCATCATCCGCTGATAACCATAAATCACGTGAAGCATCTTCCGCAACTTGTTCACGGGTTTTACCACAATACCCACCTAATAATTCAAAAAGAATTTGGTTGGTTTTCTCCCATTCTTTCATTGTGATACGGGCATCTTGGATATTACCCATAGCTCCACCACTTGATTGGTGTAACATTGTTTTTGAGAATCTTAAAGAACTTCTCATACCTTTTGTTCCAGCTCCCAATAGAACCGAACCCATTGATGCCGCCATACCAGTATTAATGGTGGCGATTGGGGCTTTGATGTATTCCATTACATCAACAATACTCAAACCTGACTTCACAGACCCACCAGGTGAGTCTATATGCATCGTAATAGTTTTCTTAGGGTCTTGTTGGTCTAAGAATAAAAGTTGTGCCTGTACAACTGTAGACATTCTATCATTTACTGGACCAGCAACCCATAGGATTCTATCCATCATCAATCTAGAAAAGATGTCAATTTGTGTCGCTCTCATTTCCCTTTCTTCCAATACATAAGGTGTCATACTACCTTGGATTGTTACAGGGACCTCTGACATAAAATTTTGGTAAGCGTGTAATGTGTTAGAACCAATACCTTGGTCTTTAATCGCAAATTTTTCGAATTCGTTTAACATGTTTATATAAATTTTGTTTAAACAATGATATTTATAATAAAATTAGCAGTCAATCTGCAGAAATTAAAATAGAGCATATTTATAATAAAAAGATAACAACTTAAACAAAAAGACACTACTATGGCAGATTTACTAATGAGGATGCCGGTTCCTTACGAACCAAAAAAGCAGAACCGATTTATACTTAGATTCCCATCCCCTCTTGGAATTCAAGAGTGGTTTGTGAAAACAGCATCAAGACCTAAAATTTCTCAAGAGGAAACAGAAATTCAATTTCTTAATACTTCTACATGGGTAATTGGTCGTTTTACCTGGGATACTATTGACGTTACATTCCGTGACCCAATTGGTCCTTCAGCGGCACAAGCAATTATGGAGTGGGTTCGTCTTCACTCTGAATCAGTAACAGGTCGTCAAGGTTATGCAGCTGGTTATAAGAAAGACATTGAATTAGAATTATTAGACCCAACAGGTGTTGTAATTGAAAAATGGATTCTTCAAGGTACAATGTTAACAAATGTTGACTTTGGTTCATTAGACTATTCAACTTCTGATATCGCTGAAATCACTGGTACACTCAGATTTGACCGTGCAATCCACGTATTTTAAAATTTCTTGGTCAAACATTCACTTTAAATTATACAAAATCCTCACTTAAAAGGTGAGGATTTTTTATGCTTCCATTGATATTTATATAAAAATGAAAAACTTAATTCGTAAAATACTAAAAGAACAGGAAGATGAATTCGAATGGATTAAGGATCTTGATGTTAATGCAGCTGAGAAAGAAATTAAAAAATCATATAGAGATATGGAGTATGAACACTCTTTTGAAGGTGAAGATTTATATTCTATGTTAATAGATGCGGGGGTTCATGATTTAGAAAAATTAAAAGAAATTGGTGATTTTATATACACAGAGGTTAGTGGTGTGAATCAACGTGGTTATGATAGTGGTAGAGACGATTGTGGTTGTGAAGGATGTTGTGATGATTATGTTTATGAAGATGAGGTTTCTGATAGAGAAGATACGGCACGTGAAGAAGGTAGAGAATCTGGATATGATGATGGATATGAAGAAGGTGTTAGTAAAAGTGAAGCTGAAATTGAAGAATTAAGGGGTCAAATAAATGATTTACAGTACACAATAGAAGAATTACAATCCAGGTTATCTAGTAGTGATGATGATTTAAGTTAATGAGAAGTTTAATTAAAAAAATATTAAAAGAACAAGAGGATGATTTTGAATGGACTAAAGATCTCGATGTTCATCTTGCCGAAAAAGAGATTAAAAAAGATTTTATAAAAGTTACTAATGAATTGAATTTTAATGGTGAAACACTTTATCAAATGTTAACTGATTCTGGTATTCATGATTTAGAAAAATTAAAAGAAATTGGTGAGTTCGTATACCAACAAGCGGATCATACATATACATACGCACAAGACAATTACGATTATGCTTGTGATGGGTGTTGTGATGACATGTATTATTATGAAGATATTCAAGAATATAAAGATGATGCTCGTGAAGAAGGTAGACAAGAAGGTAAAAGTGAAAGTGAAGATGAAATTGAAGAATTAAGGGGTCAAATAAATGAATTACAGGATACAATAGAAGAGTTACATAATAAATTAACTTCGTGAAAAATATAATTAAAAAAATATTAAGAGAAAATGATTTGGAATGGGCTGAAAATGTTGTTGTTGGTCAAGAATTACCCTTTAAAATATTGGGCCCAACAAAACCCCCACCAACAAAGAAAAATATTTTTGTGGTAAAGGCTAAATGGATGTCTGGTGATGCTGACGCATATAATACGGATGAAGAATGGTATTATGTTGATAAACCACAGGAATTCGAGTGGTTCATCGACGTGTGTAAGGTTTATGGGGTATTATTAAAAGATCGTTACGGATATCATGATTGGATTGATCTTAATAGAATATTGAATCCTTTAGGGTATTTCGTTTACACACATAAAGGTGAATCTGTAGGTAAAGATGTAACTGATTTAATTAATAGGGATGTATTTACTGACGGTCAATCTCCGGCTACTTTAACCGATTTAAAAATATTATATTATAATGCTGACGGTATTGAGCACAATGTTAAATTAACATAAAATTTTAAATAAATAACTATGAGAAAAAAAGATAAATTAAAAGTAATTATGGAAGCCAATAATCGGGTGGAAAATTCTTACTTAAAATCTAAAGGATTAATAAAAGAAAATGATTCTGAACAAAATATTGATTCTTTATTACAAAATCCAGAAGTTCAAAATTTAATAAAATCTTTAGCATCAAACCCTGAAAAGATTAAAAAGGCAGCTAAGGAATTAATTAATATTGGTATATCTAGAGATGAACTACTTGACACTGCAAGGGCTTTAAAAAATGGGCAATCCGTTGATTCAATGGTAAAAAATATGACTGAGTCTGTATTAAAAAAATACGTTGTTAACGAGGTTGAAGATAAACCATTACCAACATATAAGGGTGATATTGAGGCTAATGATGAAAAAATAGAAAAAAAGGAGGTTGATAAGGACTTTTTTGATGTTGTGGATATCGCTAGTGGGGCTAAAATGGGTGGAATACTTGGTGCTTTAGCTGGTTCCCTTTTAGATTTGGGTTTATTTGCTGGTGGATCTGATAACCTTAAATTATATATACCTTCATTAGTGATGGTTGTTGCGGCAGCAATTGCGGGTGGTAAGGTTGGTCATGTGGTTAAAAAAGAAGCTGACTGGTTAAAGGGTTATACTGATAGAGTTAAAAAAAGAGAAGCTGGAGAAGATGTTTAAATAAAAAAAGGGACTTTAAAGTCCCTTTTTTATTAGTAATTAAATCTATCGTCATTATCCCAATGACGGTCATAATATGAAGACCCCCCTTTATTACGGTTTGTATAAAGATACTCCCCACTATTAAAAAGGTCTTGCCAATCATCATAATCCTCATCTCCGTCTTTATTCTCTTCACCCTTACCTTCAGTAAGAAGTTTTTGACCACCAGTATCTGGTTTTTGCTTACTTTTAGAGTAACCGCCATAACCACCATTCCAAGAATAAGTATAAGTTCTTTCTTCTTTTGGGTTTTCATATCTATTCTCACCCAATTGCTCAATTAATTTCAAACCAAGTTCAAATCCGTTTTGAACTTCGTCTACTTTTACATATTCATTATCGGTGTGATATCTGTAATATCCGGCCGCTAGATTTAAACAAGCTATGTTAAATTTTTCCATTATTTGCCAAACGTCAGTATAAGGATGGTATGCCCAATTCTTAATACCAGCTTCAGTAATCAAACCACCAACTTTTTCAGAGAATTCAGATGTTTGGTTATATAAATAACGTCCCATTAATGTTAAACTCATTGAGTCACCTTCTGGTGAATCGTATTGAATAGCGTAACCAACATTCTTGAAGAATTCAGGATCCGCGTGCATACTACCTTTACAACCAATTTCTTCCGAAACAAATAAGGCTATTTTAACATTTGGTAATGTGTCTAACATTTCAAGACATAAGTATACACCACACTTATCGTCACCACCACAACCAGATGGTCTATTATTAGTTTTATCAATACCTCTAAGAATAACCTCATCATTCATTTCTTCTTGAATGATAAGTAAATTTTCATTTACCTTATGTACTGTATCTGTATGTGCAATAAAACAAGGATACCATTCAGCAGTACCTTTTGTTACGTAAATATTTCCCCACTCGTCAACGGTTGGTTCATACCCATTTTCTGTTAACGTCTTTCTTAAATACTCAATCATACGTACCTCATCCCTGGAACAAGTAGGGACTGAAAGTATCTCCTTTAAACGATTAAGTTTATCTTCTGTCATTTTCATATATTTGTTTAGATTTATACGTAAAGATAATAATAATTCCTGGAAAGAACAAATCTTTCATTAGAAAAAACGGGAAATAATGTATTTATTTGTAGAACCTTTACAATTACAGATATAGTTTTAAAGTTATTCTGAATAACAAAGTTAAAAAAAAGTTTTTAATATGTCAAAACAAAATCAACAACAAGCTCAAGATATTCAATTCCAAGCTCCGTTTGATGTTCTACCCTTACCTTCTGGCGGTTTATTATATCCAGGTCAAATTGGTACTGTTAAAGTAGAATATATGACGGCAATGGATGAAAATATCCTTACATCACCTAACCTTATTAAGAATGGTAAGGCCATTGAAATATTGTTAGAAAGAAAGATTAAAGAATCACCAGTACCCTTCGATCAATTATTAGTTGGTGATAGAAATGCTATTATGATTTGGTTAAGAGCAACAGGTTATGGTGAAATGTATCCAGTTAAGTTAACTGACCCAACAAGTGGTGTAGAATTTGAGCACGAATTTGATTTAAGTGCTCTTAAGTCAAAAGAATTGACAGCAGAACCAGATGAAAAGGGTGAATTCTTTTTTGAGTTACCGAAAAGTAAAAAGAAAATTAAATTTACATTATTAACAGTTGGTGATGAACGTTCAATAATTAGTAGGGCTGACAAATATGAGAAAGCAACAAAATCTCAAATTTCAAATACACTAACATATAGATTACAGGCACAAATTAAAGAGGTTGAAGGTAATAGAGATCCTAATTATATCCAACAATTTGTTAATGTAATGCCAGCATTCGATTCTCTTAAATTTAGAGAATACTCAGATAACATTGAACCAGGTATAGATATGTCGGCCGAAGTGGAGGGACCGACAGGTACATTTCAAGCTTCAATTACCCTCGGACTCAACTTTTTTTGGCCTAACGTCCGAGTATAATTTAGGTCTTAAAAGAGAAATATATTATATGGTAAAACATATGAATTACTCTTATGAATCTACAATGAGTATGCCAATATGGGAAAGAAGAATTTATCTCGATATGTGGCAAAATGAGTTGGAGGAACAAAAGAAAGAATACGATAAGGTTAAATCAAAGGGAAAATCAAGATAAAAATATGGGACGAAAGTCCCATTTTTAGTTTAGGTGATATTTATAAAGAAATCATTATGGGTATTAATACAATTATAAAGAAAACAGTAACAGAGGCTTTAAACCCACTAAATCCGTATTTCGGTGAGACAGATCCCACGTCCTTAGTTAAAGATAAAACGGGTGGGGCTGGCGCAGCTAAAGCTCGTGCAGAATTTCTAACGGGTCATATAGAAAAAAATCTTAGTAAAGCGGGAATATATGGTATTGAAGGTTATATGGAATCTCAAGGTATTTTTTCCGTTGAGAGGGTTAAAACATACGGTAAACCTTTTAAATTTTCTTTTAAAAATAAAGAAGGTAAAGAATATAATGGTATTGCTGAGTATGATTCAAATTTAAGTAAAAAAAACGGTACCATAGTTTTAACTTTTAAAAGTGATGAAGGTACATTAAAAATATTATTTTCAAAAGAATCGTTAGCAAGACCTTTCATGTCAATAACAAATAAGTTAGGTAATTTTAAGGGTGATAAGAGAGCTCTGATTGGGTTACAAGAGGGTGGTGTATTTGATGTTAAAATTATAGAAACGGAAAAATATGAATCAACTACTACTGGTTATGAAAAAGAATCTGATGAAATTGAAAAAATTAAAGATGATATTACTAAAGCTAAAAACGATACAGAACTAACAAAACAGGGTATGACAGCTTACGTTGTTAAAGAATTAGAAAAACAATTAAAAGCAGCACGAAATAAATCAAAAAATGAGAATCTTATTGTTTTAAAAAATATCCTTAAAGAAAATTTAAATATACTGCTAGAACAGGGTGAACCCATCTCAACAAAAATTAAAATTATAAAAATTGGGATACCTAGGGTTGGTGGTGATACAAATAAAGTTTTATCAGATAAGGTGTTTGTAAAAATAAAAGCTAATCTAGATTTTATAGACGACAATACTGACCAATGGGTTGATAAAAATTTGAAGAGACAAATTCATGACGGTATTAGTAGTGGTATTTATTTTGCTAAACTAACTGAAAAATACGCAAAAAAGATGTTAATAATCAGTAAAGACACATCTGGAAAAGGTGATTATTTTACAATTATAATAGATAATATTAAAAATCCGGCAGACCCAAACCAATGGAAGGGGACTGTTGAAGTTTCAAAAAATGCCTTAAACACTAATTTTAAGGGTTCAGAAGCTAAAATACGTAACTTAAGTATTAAATAATGGCAGATAACGAATACGAAAGAACCAAAAAGGATCTCGAACTTAGGGAAAAGATTAAAGAATCTGTTAAGGAGGCTACCGCTTCCATGCAATCTTTTGCTGACGCACAAAAAGAAGTAACTAAAAACTATAAGTTAATAAAAACTCTTTCAGCTGAAATTGCTAATAATGAGGCTAGAATCAATGAACTGACTAATGCAACGGAAGAAACATTAGTTAAAGAAAGGGAGGATTTAAAAAAGATAAATGAAGGGATAAAACAACAAAAATCCTTATATCTTGGTATTAATAAAGAGTTATCTAAAACTGTTAGTTTATTTAAATCCGCTGGTAACCAAATGGTACAGTGGGGAAAACAAATAAAAACTAATATAATACCTTCTTTGGGTGATATGTTTAATAAATTTCTAGAAATAGATAATTTAACACATCAAACAGCAAATACACTAGGATTTCAAGGTACTAAATTAGCATTAATGAGGGGTAATGTTAGTGCTGTTGTTGAAGAGTATGCAGCAATGGGGTATTCAATAGAGGATGCTTACGCGGTTCAAACTTCTTTATCTGATGCAACGGGTAGACAAGTAATGTTAACTAGAGATGCAACTAAAGCTTTAGTAGAGACAGCAAGAATTACAGGGATGATGCCGGCCGATATGGCAAATTTAACTGGTCAAATGGAGGCTTTTGGTTTAGGTGCGGAACAATCAGCTGATTTTATATTTAAAATGTCACAGGAATCTTCCGATATGGGTATTAATGCTGGGAAGGTTATTAAAAAATTTCAAGAAAATTTAGGGTTATTAAATAAACTAAATTTTAAAAATGGTATAGCGGGTTTAAAAGCTATGACTAAATTCTCTGAGAAATATAAACTTGATATGAATGCGGTCGCATCGGTCGCAGATAAGGTTTTTAGACCAGAAGGTGCTATCGAGGCGGCAGCTCAATTACAAGTTTTAGGTGGTTCATTAGCAGCATTAGGTGACCCGTTTCAACTAATGTATAAGGCTCGTAACTCACCAGAAGAATTAGCAAAAAGTTTAACTAAGGCCGCAACCGCGTCTGCAACATTTGATAAATCAACCAAAGAGTGGAAGGTTAACGCATATGAATTAGATAGATTAAAAGAGGCGGCAAACGCTCTCGGAATGGATTATACTCAGTTAGCTGAAACAGCGAAACAAGCAGCTAAAATTAAATCGTTTGAGGGTATTTTAGCTGGTAAGGGTATGGATCCTAAAATGATGGATACTATTACTGGGATGGCTCAAATGGGTGAAAACGGTGCTTTTGTAACTATAGATGGTAATCCAAAACTACTTAAAGATTTAGATTCAACACAAGCCAAACTTTTAATGGATCAAGAGAAGGAAAGAGCGAAAATAGCTGATACTGCTAAAAGTTTAAATAATAGAATAGATGAAATTAAGAATAAGTTTATAATTGCGGGTGTTAAAATATTTGATAAATTAGAACCCGTAATGAAAGATTTATTAAAATTTGGTAATTGGTTAGTCGATAAACTAAACCCAAAATTTATATTAGCTGCATTTGCTAGTATCCCTCTTATAAAGGGTGCTTGGTGGATACTTCAAGGTAGATTATTTGGTATGTCAGCTGCCGCAGCTATAAACACTGGTACAAT